TGATCTCCGCATTGAAAAACTGTTTAAGATATGATGCTACATGAAACTTCTTGTCACCTGATGTTCCCATGTTCTCTACGAGGTGATCTAAGAACGCACCAGATTTCTGACACATCTGTCCTATGATAGTAACGTTAGCCTCAAACTTCTTAAGTTTCGATGTGTCCACTGATACGTCTGACATCTCTGTATCGTTCTCCACTACCACTACAGTATCAGACTTAGTGAACTGAGAAGTAGGAGCACCACCTTTCGCTGTCATACTTTGTAGTTCAGTGCCACTGTAGTGTGTATGAAATACTATTCCTATCTTTGCTGTCTTAATCTTCTTACCTATAGGATGATCTATCGGTATGCCATAGGTAATAGTGTTAGGTGTAAACGTATATAATTTTTCACCATCTACCTCTTCTTCTTTTACGTCAGAGGTGAATAGTAAGTCCCCTTGTACAACAGTGGGTATATTAAGTGAAGGAAAATATTTAATACAAAACTTTAATTTTTCTTTTAGATCAGGGCTAGCATCACCGTACATGTTATCTACATCTTCCTCGTCATAACATACCTTTGGATCTTTGTTGAAGACTGACTTAGTTCCCGCAAAGAACATACCATTAGCAGGATGTTTACCACATACTACTGATGGGGCACCATCCCATTTAGTCTGCATGTAACCACTACTAGGTTTCTTACCTAACATGCGGAGCATTTCTTTCATAGCAGACACAGCAGCATTACATCCCTCTACTCCATAGTTGAGCATCTCATCTTCTATATGTTCTAAGTGTTTTAGTTGAGTTATATTTGCCATTAGCTTGCCTTTAAGTATGGTGCGGAATCTTTTGATTGAGATGTGGCGTACAAAGCAATTAGATTTGCTGCCTTGTCCCTCTCTGATGATGACATATCCATTATAGCATCTACCATAAGTAAACCCATATACTTTGAGAACACCCACTGTCCTTTGTTTGCTGTTCTATTATAATGATGCTCAATAGTTTCCAATGTCATCTGTGGTGCTACAAAAGTAGAACTCTTCTTAGGGTTCTTACTTCCATTGATAATATCCTCATGCTTCTTTGCTAATTTTAATAGACGATTGTTTAAACTACCACTCCTAGCTGCTGACTTATACACATCAATATTTCTATACAGTGCCTTACCAGTCACCTCTTCTATGATACGACTGTAAACTCCACCACCTATCTTACCATGCTTAGCTAAAGAACCTATTGCTTCACCTTGCCACTGTAACCCCTGACCCCCAGAAGTATCACGAAACTGAATCTCTATAGGTATACCCTTTGTATACATCCAGACATCTAGTGAATCAAATGACTTAGAATACATGTCACTGAAGGTAGCAGTTGGTCTACTAGCAGTATAATTTATAGGTTTAAGTGTGACGGAAGTACTTGTTGTTTTTTTGAGAGATATACCAAACAGGATCTGTTTATCAATAAACTCTTTAAGTAGAGAATTGTAAGACGCAAAGTTAGTTGCTCCTGTCAACTGATCTTCAGTAACGCTACATTCACATGCCCATATATCTGCAGGTGTCCACTTGTTTAAGTTAGCAAAGGGTATTTTATCATAACTGTTATTAACTTTCTTGAAATGTTTACTAAGCATGTCAACAAAAGAACCACCTCTGTACCATTTGTATTTGTTAGTTGCTCCAAACTCTGACCACAATGCGTTAGCAGTAGCACAAGCAGATTCAACCCACGCAGGATTCTCCTCTAAAAAATCTCTTACCTCATCTAATGATTTATCTGTATCAACTAAGTTCTTAACCTTATTAAACTCTGCACTAGTTGGTTCGCAATCTAGATCAGAACCTCTACTGAACCTGACAGCAGCAAACCAAGCAGCTGCTGACTCTTGTAGTGCTGTACCTCTAGCTCCACCACCTGATCCTTGATTGGATCCAAATCTTTGTGTCTTCTCTATGTCCGAGAGTCCTATATCTACTGTTCCATTCTTTGTAATATATTTAAAAACTTTCTTTCCAGATACTGCCTTTCTTAAATTGTCATGAGCTTTATCATCAAACGTATTAGAAGCTGCTTCTAATAAGTCAAGTATCTTTGGATCTTTTACTTGTATGGCAAACTTACCACCCTTCATCATCTCTATAGGTGTGCCTTTCTGAATTACATCAAGAAGAACAGCAGCACGTGACATACCCACACCAGTCTTATCTTCTTTCCTTAAATGTATAGGTTGTAACTTCATTAGAATTGCTTCCAGTATCTTGGATGAGTTAGTCCTCCTTCCTTATTTAGATCCTGATTAGTAAGAAGTACATCTCCTGCTAGACTCCAACGGTGTCCAGTATTATGTGTCATGTGCTTTAGATTAGCAGGGAATATTAGTAGGTCACCCTCCTGTGTGTTCTCTTCCCATGCTGACGTGTTTAAAAAAGTCTTTTCTGCGTCAGAAAAAGCATGAGGAAACCACTCGTTCGCACTATCCTTCGTAAAGGTTAGTGGGTCTTGTGTGTCCAAGTAATACACCCATGATATATGAGCAGGATCATGGCAATGATTAGGAACTGAACAGTCCTCACCACTCACTGCGTACCATGTCTTCATAAAATGTATGTTATAACTTACGTTCATTCTGCATAAGTATTCATCTATACAATCATTGATCTCCAACATGAAACTATTCATCTGTGGGTCAAGATGTACTAAGACCTTACCATTTAACTCTCCAGTAAGACCTTCGTTAAACATATGATGTTCATATCTCTTTGCTACCCAGTCGGTATAGTCAATAAGATTAAACTTTCCTACAGTTGTAGGAAATAAATTAATTGTTTCCATCATGTATTTGAATGAAAGGATTATCTCCTGATCTAGACTTGTTGTATATAATTATTCTATCGTTATTATAGTCTGGTACAAACTCTAACTCGTCCTCGTGATCCCACATTAACTCTGCGTACAGGGCATTGAGTTTGCCCATGTCCTCATACATATCAGAGGTCATTGGCAGCACGGTTCTCAGACTTTTCAATGTCAAATGACCCACCAGGATATCTCTTCTCTAGTTTCTGAACATTGCCTTTGATTACATCATCAAAGTCTACATCCAATGCCATACATGCCTGTGCTACGTACCACATAACGTCACCCAACTCAATAATAAGATGCTTTCTATTATGCTCGTCCCAAGGTTTACCTTGGAATACCATCTTCTTAACGATCTCCAAGAACTCACCAGACTCAGCACTAAGCCCAACAGCAGCAGTGGTAAGGCGTTGAGGATTGGAACCCTTTCGCTCAAGGTCACCCAAGCGATCAATAAGAGATTCAAAATCTTTAGAACTATCGGATGTGACAGCATCAACAAACTCTTCGTAACGTTTAAATTCTATGGTCATGATTTAGCTTCAATTACTTTAGCGGTTTCAATTTCGTCACTCTCATCTGCGTTAGTATGATGTGTGACTTCTTTTAATGTCTTGACATATTTTAAGACATGTTCTCTGATCTCCATCAGTTCATCGTAGCAACCCTGATTGTGAGCACAACCTCTGAGGTGGTGGTCAGGTGCTAGAAGTGATTCGGTAAACAGAGCAAGTGCTCTTTCGTATTTGATAGCAGGAGGTTCTGATCCTACTGATGCTTGGTCTCTCATGATTAAAACTTAAAGTCATTGAACTTTTGTTTGTTAGCACCAGTTAATACTTTCACAGTGTCATCATTAAGTTTAACCTGTCCTGAGTCCATGATATTACTTTGTGCCTCTTGTTCAACATTATACAGTCTCATCTTTGCTCTGTCAATACCTACAACAAAACGTTTGTTAAGAGTAGGATCGTAGTATCTATTCTTTAACTGCTTAACCATTATTTGATTCTGTTCCTCAAGTTCCTCCGTCGAGATAAGAGCAAACATAAGATCGGCAGTGGCAGGAAGACCGAAGGATTCACTTGTATCAGTAAGATCCACATCGCTACTCCCATAGCCAGAACGAGTCGTCTGAGTAGCGGAGACGATAGGTACATTAAATTCCACTGCAAGACCACGGAGCTCTTCCGCAATCGACTTAACCATGGTATATGAATTGACTGACGACGCATTTCTAAACCTCTGCGATGTACAGATATTTAGATAGTCAATGAATATAATCTCTGGTCTGAATGCTTTCTTCAGTGCTAGATCATTTAAGAGTGCTCTGAAGTGACCCGAATGTGCTGACGCAGTAGGGTATTCTTTTACTATAAGTTTACCCTGTGTCTTCTTAGCTAATGCTGTGATCTTATTCTCAAACATTACCTTGGGTAACTGTGCTAACGTTTGTATGTCTACGTTGAGGAGGTTTGCGTCAATTCGTTCAGCAATTTTCTCCTCTGCCATCTCCATTGTAATATAGAGTACGTTCCTCCCTTGGAGCAACACGGAGCTAGCGACGTGGCACATGAATAGAGACTTCCCGACACCTGTACCAGCAAGTGCGATGTTAAGAGTCTTAGCAGGTATACCACCTTTGGTAATTTTGTTAAAGAAGTCGAGATCAAATGGAATTTTGGATTCCACTTTGTGATAACTTTCATATCTTTCTTCATAGTCATCTATGTAATCGTGTCCTATATGGTTGTCAAACGATACAGCGAGAGCATCAGAAAGGATACTAGGAATAGCATCAGGACCTATCTTGTCTTCACTACCATCCGCTATCTTGATACTCTCCATGAGAGCAAGATAAATCGCACGGTCTTGGCACCACTTCTCAGTAGTGTCCACCAACCAATCTAGTTCTGTTATTTCCTTATCAAACGAATCTAATGTCTGTGTAATCTGCTTGAATTGATCATCACTAAGTGAGGTAATCTTACCTACTTCAATGGTAAGGGCTTCAACTGTAGGGACAGCAGAATACTTTACGAAGTATTTATGAGTAATATCAAATAGAACCTGATCTGTTCTATCTTCAAAATATTCTTGTTTAATGAACGGAAGAACTTTCCGAGGATACTCCTCAGTTAACAGTAAGTTCTTCAGTATCAGTGTCTCCACCTTCATAGGTCTCTTCTTCAATAAAAAAGTTAAATGATATAGTTGACCTCTGTTTAGAGGATTTGTTCATAGGAGCAGAGTGTTCTAACCATGATGGAAAGATGATCATGTCTCCCTCTTGTACCCATGGGGTAATAGAGTTTTGCTTGATGCCATTAGACGCAAGCAATGTTTCAATAGGGTTATGAAAGTTGGTAGCAGTATGCTCATTCGGATCGAAGTGAACATAGTATACACCAGACCACTGGCCTGGTAAATGGATGTGCTTCTCTTGCCAGTTTTGGGTTTCATATACATTCAACCACATGTCTGTCAATAACATACTACCATAAGATTTTGATTCTGTCTGGAACTCATCCAATGTAGGAGTAAAAGCATCTAAGCATTCTCCTATAGGAAATGTACCTGTACCATAGGAGGTGAATAGATCACAGTTCCATTGGTCAGGTGTACCACTCTTAAATTTAAATTCTTCGTAATATTCATCTACTCTGTTCTTAATTGCTTCTTGGTTGTCTATATGATAACGATAGAGTAGAGTTGGAAATGCTTCTACCTTCATGATCCGTACTTAAACTCCTGACCTGCTGCCCAGTCTAACTTCTCCATTATTTCTTTGGTGAAGTACTTGTCAGGATCCTTGAGAATAGCAGAAGGATAGACGCTAG